ACTATGATTCTCTGCGTATAGCAGCATAGTCCATGATGTCCTTGAGAAAAATGTGTCAACCAATCTTGACAACATCATATGCAGCTTTCTCACTGAAGCCAAATGCCTTTGCCATAGCTCCAAAAGTACCGGTAAACCGCTTTGCCATGGTCTCAGACAATCCAAACTGAGTGGCTGCATTCTGGGCAAACTTATCTACCTGTTTGCTCATCTGGGAAAATGTAACATCAACTACGTTCTGGACTTCTGCCAGATCAGAGCCTAATTCTATACAGGACTTTCCAAAGTCAAATACTTTTTTGACTGCAAAAGCAGCTGCAAGTGCTTTGCCAGCTTTTTTTGCCAGATTCTGTATCCCCAGCATCTGACTGTCAAACTCATTTTTATTTACTACCAGATCAAGCCCGATCTGGCCTACGCTGTCTGCTGCCATATATATCACCTGCCCTTTTCGTTAAGACAGGCACATCGGCACAGCGTCTTAGATCTTTAACTCAAATATTTTCCTGCATTCCTTATTTTTGCATTTAAAAAAGATGCCCTTGCATTTGGCATCTTCTGACTTCATGGCATTGACCGGATGCCCGCAATACGGGCACCGGACTTTTTCATGCTTTACTTTTTCAATTTCAACCACCTCCGCATAATGCAGCGAACATCCTTTCCAGACCTTCCATTTCCCTGTCATAAGCCTCCGGAGTCATCTGCTCCATCTGATGTTTACGCCAGCTGTCATGGATCCTTCGCTGATCAGTGGTAAAATGTTTGATCACATTATCATCTGTTTCAGAACGTATCGCTACCACCCGGCCCAGGGGAGTTTCCGGTCCAAGTCCGGCCAGCAGGGAACGGAACTCATCCCAGCTGACCGTTTCAAACTCTTTCGTCCTTATACGCAACCCGTACTGCGTCATGAAACTGGAAATGATCAGGTCCCAGTCTTCAAACAGGTCGTAGTACGGGTCAGCGCTCTCCCTGGCCTGTGATATCTCCTGTGATCAACTTTATGGCCTCCTGAATGACAGTCATCCAATCTGGAACCAGCAGTTTCAACGAATCAATTACCTTTCTGGATTTTTCTGGAAATACCAGTTCGTATAATTCATTCATATTTTCTTCTGAAGTTCCACCATTTCTTGTAACATTAATTACTTTCATCATGGTAGGAGCATCTGCATTTACCTCCAGTTTTTCTCCATTGATCATCAGGCATGGATTCCCATCAAATGTAAGCTTATCTGTAATATCTACTACTTTAGCCATTGCTCATTGTCTCCTTTTACGCTGCCACTACCGGTGTATAGGTTGGTTTTCCATAACAGGTAACCTCAAACTCCAGGGCATTGATATTCGTTGTATCACCGCCTCCTGGGGTAGTCACATTTACTACTACATCACAAGCCAGCTTAGCCCCGGATGTCATGGTCCACTCAAACTTGGTCATTACATCCTGGCCAAATTTCCATGCAAGGCCTGCGATATAATCATTTCCGGCATCACCTACGGAACGCTTTCCCTTAAAAGCAAAGCTGAGTTTTTTGCCAGTCATAGCAGATTTGGCCCAGCCTTCTGCGTCCATGGCATACCATTCTTCTGTGGTACCGTCAATGGTTGGCGCAAAGTTCTCCAGATCCGCAGGCATTACCATATCGCCGTCCACGCTGTCCATACCCTTTGTACCAAATTTAAACACGTTATTGTGTACAGGATATACTTTTCCTCCTACTTCACTCATTACACATTCCTCACTTTCTCTGATAGATAAGATCCAGCCAGATCACATATTCATACACCCCATTATCATCCGTTCCTACGTCCTGAGGTTCAGGAACCATTAAACGCAGATAATTAATGTGGGTATCTCCTATGTCCAGACTGGATATGCTTCTAAGTTTCTCAAATAGTTGATAAGCAGCTTCTTCACTTTCCGGTTTGTCCCTGTTCCAATGGACCAGAAGAGAGAGCGGCTTTGTATCATAGGTAGTGTATTCCAGGCCACCTAAAGCAATATTGGGTGGTCCGGATCCACTTCGGTTATAAATACCTATGGATTTCTGCTGTTTATTATCCAGCTTGCCGATATAAACATGGCTCTCTTCTGCAATTCCAAGAGAAATGATCCAATCCTGTATGTCCGTTAACCGCAGCATCATACGCCACCCGCCTTTTTATAAAACTTCTTAAAAGCTTCCTTGCAAAAACCGGAGCTGACACCTCCCGGAAGCCATGGCTCAAACCATTTACCGCCTGCAAAAGGATTTTCATACTTCTGGAACTGATATTCCGGATGGTAATACAGCCGCCTTGCATATGGCGTGCTGGATACCAGGCTTACTTTTCCGCTAGAAGCTTCACTGGTGTCCACGAAGGTGCTTTCATTCTGCAGGTTCCCAGTATCAAACGGCATGCCCTGTGCCTGTACCACTTCCGTATGCAGCGCTTCCGCCGTCTGCTCCAAAGCAACTACTGCTGCACGGGTCAGTTGGCTGATACGGGGCATGTTCAGCTTTATAGTTGACTTTACCTGCATCAGATCACCTCCAGACTGCAGTAATTTACCGTACCGTCCGGATTCCTGTTCTTGCATCCCTGCTCGATCCGGCGTTCTTCACCAAATACCGTTACTGTTCCGCCACTTAAAGACGGCATATCCGGCGCGATGTCTCCTGTAAAAAGCGCAGTACCAGTGATCTGCACCAGCTTCTTTTCCGCTGTCAGAATGGTCTTGGCTTTATCCTGGAAATTACACATCAGATCCGCATCCAGGCTGTACTTCGGCCTTCCCTTATTATCCAGTTCTTCCGATTCCAGATGAACATGCACAGGCGTCTTACAGAGCCGCTTTGGCACTAAACATGGATATTTCATAGTCTCACCTCGCTAAACGGCAGCAAAGGCCCGTCTGGCACAGCATAGCGTATACATCGCGCTTCATGGCAACACCTTTATCTGTAAACACGTTCCAGGAATTACCAAACTGCATGGACACACCGTTGATGCTGTAGCTCTGCAAAACCGTGTTGATCTCATCTGCATTTTCTGTCTCAAAGTCAGCCTGCTGGCAGACCACTTCCCGGATCAGGTCCTGCTGAAATGGTGTCAGGTTAGAAAATCCCTGACCTACGATACGGTTGTAAGTCAGGGAATCAATATGGCGGCTGGCCTGGCGGAGAGCCTTTTTAAGCTCATCCGTTGGCACAGCACTGCCTTCATATTCGGTCTGGTAATATTCCGGTGTTACATACGGCTCATAAGCCATAAGACCACCTCCGATCAGGCTCCGGTATACTCTGCAGTATCCACATCTACGTAGATGCTGTCTACCTTACCATCACGTCCATTCGGGAATACAAACACATCAGACAGGGAACGGTTCTGATACAGGTATCCGTCACCCTCTGTATGTGCTCCTGGTTCAAAGTAGTAGATGCTGGAGATCTTCGGAACGATCTTGCAGGTCTGACCGCACGCTACCAAAACATTGATCCTGTGCGCTCCTGTTACAGCAGCTACATGGTTTTCGGTATCCTCTGTCACCTTTTTCAGTGGTGCAAAACCGCCGTTTTCCGGCTCCCAGTCAAAGGCGTCATAGAAGCGCTCATCATCCACCACTTCCATGATCGGCACACCGTCAATATCGGTTACACGGGTCTCAATTCCCATGCCGCCCTCTGCGACCTGGGTCATCTCGATCTTACGTGTAAATTCGGTAGACTGCTCCAGGGCATCCATAATGGCACTGGATACATACATCATCAACGTACCATTTGCTTTGTATCTTCTCAGCTTGCCCTTCGCCAGGATATCCTTCAGCATTCCGAATACTTTTGCCTTGGTATAGGTAGCAGCTGCTGTAGCACTATGGTATCCCTCTGCCTTCTGTGCTACCTGCGCTACCTTTGCAAAGAACAGCGCATCTGTTTCCGGAACGACCTGTGTCTGCTCAAAGGTGCGGGAAATGTTCTGGATGGATGCCGTTGCATTGGTCTCATCCACATCTGCCTTATCCACCAGGAAAGAAATGTCACGGTCATGGGTAAGGGTAAACGGTACATCCTTCTGGGTATAATCGCCCTTATTCCACCCACCATTTCTGTTGTGATTTTTATATCCGGAAGTAGACATCTGGGTAAAGTGGAATGTCTTGGCATCTAACCACTTTACATTACTTGTTACAAAGGGAGAAGTTAAAGTCCCCTGCATGAGGATCTCTAATAATTCAGGCTCCCATACCTGTGCATAGTTTAAATTTGGCATATGATCACCTTGTCCTTTCTTAAATCATTTGTTAGTTGTTCCAACGGTTCCAGCGTTTAGCCGGGACACCTGTCTGCTGGGTCTGTGTTGCCTGCTGTGCCTGACCCGCACCGGCATTCCCGCTTGCAGCTCCTACCTGTACAAAACCAGTAGTACCCGCGGCCTGTGGCTTCAATCCCGGAACGTCTTCCAGGACTTTATTCAGGGCCGCTTTTAAATTCTCTTCATTGATCTTTCCGTCCTGTCCTACTGTCTGACTGAGATCTGCCATTTTGAGGATGTATGGAATTGTCTTGGCATCAATACCCAGGCTTACTGCAGCAAGTATAGCAGCGTTCTGGATCTGTGCCTGTTTGGCTGCCTCCTGTGCCTGTGTCAGCTGGATCTGCATAGCTCCCACATCTGGAGTATTGGCGGCTTTCTGCTGCTTAAAAGCTGCGATCGCCTGCTCTACTTCCTGTTGGGAAAGTCCCTGCTGTTTAAAATAGGCTTTCAGTGCGGTATCTTCCTTGGCTGCCAGTGTTCCATCAAGCATCTGTTGGATCTTGCCATAGTCAATAGCTGGTGTTGATGCCTGCTGGGAATTCTGGTTCTGCTGTGTAGTCTGCCCACTACCGTCTCCTGTGCCCTGCTGATTCTGCTGTGCCTGGTTCTGATTTGTTTCTGCCATGTTAATAGTCTCCTTTCCATTTTGGGAGTGTCACTCCTGTTACTGATCCATTCTCATCGGTGTCACCGGCCGCGCAGAGTTTAATGCCATGCTCGCGTTTGGGCATAAAAATAACACCCAGGGCTTTCCTGCGTGCTTACTGCTCAATCTTATTACATTTGGTACAACGTCTTACATAACCGCCATACGGACCGGAAGCCCGGCTCCAATGCTTGCGGTAGTGGTGGCAGCATTCTTTCTTTTTGAAGAACATCTGCCTGATCCACGATATAAGCCCCATACGATCACCTTCTTTCATTTGCGACGTCGCAATTATTCTTAAAAATGGGTACAAAAATACCACCGGCCTACTGACTGGTGGTATTTACTGACCTTGTTCCCAAGCCCAATTCTTCACTTTTTTAAACGCTTCTACAGCTTCCTGTGGAACACCTTCAAGCTCGCCATCATGAATACATTTTGCATACGGCTTATAAGTTTCCATCGCCTTTTGAATCTCCTCCGGATACTTGCGAATTACCATGTTTCTTCCCTCTTCGATGTTTTACCATATATTCAGCTTCAACTTCATCATACCTATCAATCCAGAACATTTGATCTGCGTAACTACTTATGTCGCTTACATTGTACTCCGTGATACCTGCTCTGTCAATTGTCTTCTTTGCTTCTTTACAAGCATTCTCTATATACTTACCATAGTTTTCTCTTGTAATTTCACCGTATCGTTTTCTAAAATTTTCAGCCTGCTTCATATGCCACATCTCATGAAATTCAACATTTCCTTGATCTTTAATCACTTTACTGTCTGCAATCTGAGGGATATAGAAAACTACATTTTGTATGGCGTCATACTTCCCATACGCTGTAGGCATTTCATCTGGCGAAACTATAATAATTTTAGGCCTTCTCTCCAGCGAAACTTCCCACTCTTTTAAAGCCTGCTCCGTTCTCTGATTCAATGTATGTAACGCACGAGGTTTTATATTCGTCTGATTGGAAATGTAAATCTCTGAATAGCTTTCAACTCGCTTAATGTTTATTTTCTGCTGCTGTTTAATAAATATTGTTGATGCTTCACCTCTGGTAACTGGTCTGTACGCCTGGTCTTTCCACTCTTCCGCTTTTATCTGGTATTCTTTTTGATTCTCCTTATCCAGCGAATACTCTGCCAGTCTCCCATACTTTTCCACCTGGCGCTCTGCATACTGTTGCCTGGCTTCCTGCTGGTTCTGAAGTCCAATCTCTTCCAGATCTTCTTTAGTCCAGGTATCATCTGCGGTAGAAATACCAGGGAAATATGTAGTATGGCTGTCCTTGCATCTTGGATGATAAAGCCCTTTGCTGATTGCATAACTCATCAGCGGATATTTCTTCCCAGTCTCCGGATCCACGCCGTCCTTGCTACCACCGCTCCACACATCATCGATCAGGACCTTACCAACAAAAGGAAGGCACTTAGGACACGGGTTTCCACGCTTGGCCATGATAACTGTTGTAACTCCCCACTCCTGACGTTTTTCGCCCTCTCCCTGCAGGTAAGCTCTTTTACTGGCTGTCCGGATCGCCATATCTGCATAGTCTGAAAGCGTATGTCTGGCACCGTTGGCATACTCCACGCAGTTAAGACCACGGGACAGCATATCTTTGGTAGCCATGTCCACAGCCTTTTCATAGGTCCCGGCACCTGTATTGGCATATACCTGGGCATTGAAGATCGCTTTTCGGTAATCATCGTTAGCCTTGCGAAGCACCGCTGTTTCCACTTTCTCCATATCGTCTCTGGTGGCTTTGATCAGCACTTCCAGTTTACGGTCATTCAGCTTAAAAAACTCTGCCGTAGCTCCCGAGCCAGTTTTCTTAGCCCCCTTAAAGCCTTTCTTAATCGCCTGAAGTATACGCCTTTCCTGCTGCATACCGCCTTTTGACCGTGACATCCGGATCAGACTGTCAATCTGGTCATTAATACTTTTAAACTGCTTGCTGTATTTCTTCTGGTTACGGACTTTGTACTTTTCCAGGGCTTTTAGCTGCTCTGTCTGCCACATAGACCAGTTATAACCTTCTTTGGTTTCCTCTGCCCGATGCCGATCCATATTCCGGATCATAGAAGCTATCAGCTCATCCTCTATCTTCTGGAAAGCTGCAGCAAGATCATATTCATTCTTCCTTGGCATCAGTATTCACCCGTTTCTGAATATTAGCTGCAATCCTTGCACAGCGCTTTCTGTTTATGCAACGGATATTATTCTGGCAGTTGGGTGCTCTCATAACGCAGCTATACTCGATTTTCTCTAACTCCGGTTCAAAATCCGGACAGTATGCGCAAAAGTCCTGCAATAATAACGTAAATCCTGGAATATCCATACTACTATCTCCTGTTCGCATATACCTTATAGCCTTGTGCCTTAAAGTTACGGGTAAGATCTTTAAGCTGAGTCATGCTGCTACAACGGTCCACCCTTAATTCTGCATAGCCTTTTTTCTCAATCGCATATATTCCAAAAGGTACCTGCTCACTGGCTATTTCCAGCAGCCCCTGATACTCCTTCTGGCTCATTCGGTAAACCCGGTTCATTACCTTCACCTGCATTGCCTTCACCCCCAAGATTGACATTAAAAAGCCCGGCAGCCATATTGACTCCCGGTTCTTCTACCTCTGTAATACCCTGTTCTGCTTTCAGACGTGCTATTTCTTCCTGTTTCCACTGATCATCCCTGGAATCTCCATACAGTTCTTCCACTTGGGCTTCCACACTCATCAGTGCGACGCCAGGCCGCGCTTTTGCCATTGTCTCAACCTGACTTTCAAAAGAAGGATTTGCGTACTCACCGAACGGAATATCCACCTTTACCTCTTCAATTGGATTTTTTAAGAGAATATTGTAGGCATTAATGGCAGCACTGACCAGTTTCGGAAGCTTCTCCTGCAAGGCTTCCACGATAGCATTCCTGGTGTAAAGAGTTGTCTTTTCCTTCTCTCGCTGTGCTTCTGCATTATCCAGCTTCTTAACATCAATTCCCAGTGTACTTGGGCTGATGATTCCCTGCAGGCAGAGATCCAATGCGGTCACATAAGAGGCCAGATAACTGTCATGAGGGATTGTTGGCTGATCTGTCTGTATCTTATTTTCAGCCTTTTCTGACATGTCATTGTCACCAGCAAAAAAGCGGCAGTCAAAAGAATTAGCCTTGAGTGGTGCGCCGGTCTCTGGGTTTTTAGGAACCAGGCATTCAGGGATGTATGTCTTAGCCCTTCCTGCTCTTAAAGCATCCATCCACTGGGACCATACCTCATCCAGCGCGTCGAAGCTGTCCAGTTTACCATCAAAGACTGATCCACCTCTGCCTTCATACTTCGCTGATTCGTATACGTTGATCGGTACTGCAAGGATCATCTGCTTATCAAATGAAACATCCTGAAGCGCTTCTGTTTCCCTAAGAAGGGCTTTATTCACAAGCGTATTGCCCTGATACAGTTCATTGGTTATATAACCATATCCGTATCTTTCATTTAATACATAAGTTTTTCCACCGCTTTTGTACAGCGTCTTAAAGATCACTTCCTGTATACGGTCACGTCTGCGTATGATCTCGATCCGTTCTCCCGGATACCATTCTAGGATAGGGAATTCACTTGCCTGCGTATCAATAGTCACTTTAAATGCACCATCTCCGATACAAAGGATCTCTTTTAAGGCTTTTTCCATTTTCTTACGGAAATCATTTGCCTGTGCTATGCTTTCCCACAGCTGTTCCTGCTGGTCACTGTCAAAATCAAAATCATTCATATCCGCCATGGTAATAGCTGCCAGTGTGCGGACGATCAGCCCTGGAAGGCCTGTATGTACCTTACGCATTTCCAAACCAGGCGTACACTTACTTGCCCAGAACTTATATTGATCAGCACAATCACGCACTTCCCTGTACAGCTGCTCCAGCTCATTACTGTCACCTCTGTACCAGATCCGGTTGCGGATCGCACTTGTCTCAAAGTCTAATAATTCGTTGATCTGTATGTTATATGGACTGGCTGGAATCACGTTCAACCAGCTTCGTATCCCCCGCTTGATATTCTCGTTCATTTGTTCCAACCACCTCATTTCTTATCCTCCTCAAACCCGATCATGTTGCGATACGGTATCCAGCTGTACTGTCCCGCATTGATCGTATGGTCATTTCTGTCTTCCGGCTTATCCTTGTCTTCTTCCCAACTATATTTTTCAAGCTCAGCCAAATGTTCTGGGCACTCATCAACCACCAGGTAACAATCCTGCTGGATCCAGCCAAGCTGCAGTTTGATACGGTCCAGGATCTCCAGTTTCTTGTAAGCATCCCAGAAGTTATAAATGCAGCCATTCAGACGCCTGTATTTTTTAAGCTCCGTCATGGTTGCCTGGTCAGCATTGTCTATGTATACATCTTTTGCAAATCCCCACTCCTTCCGGCAGCGTTCCAAAAATCCCACAAACTTTACAGCCGTATCGCTGGGAGCAATGGGATTTTCCAATTCTGCATTGTTATAAACCTTTTCTGCCAGCGTGATCAGCCGTCTATCTTCTGTGATTCCCTGAAAGATCATTGAGATCGTATCTGGTGACTTGCTGGAATAAGCTGTATCCAGTCCGCAGGAAAACTTCTTCCAACGGATCCGGCCCGCCTTTACCTCTGCTCTTACCCAGGCAGCAGTGACAACATGCTTTTTTCGGTCGAAGTTTGGAAACACCAGACCAGTTGCCTTACCTCGTAACCCCTGAATCTTATTCTTCCAGATCTTTGTGCCCTTCGGTGTATTAGCCAGGATTTTGTCCAGCTTTTCCTTAGGCAGGCCCAGATTATGGGCAAAAGAAAAGAACCAATGCACCCAGCCGTGCTTTGGCTCTTCTTTCAATTCATCTTTGATTTCCTGTGGTGTTTCCTCTTCCCACTCTGGCAGAGGCCGGGAGCAGTTGATGTACTCTTTATACACCGGAAGCGAAGGATCATCCGGATTAAGCGTAGCCATGAGATAATCGCAACGCATAGCCGCCTCTCGTACAAAGTCTATATCAGCTGTGTTGATCTCATCGATATACAAACAGCCATACTGACCACCCAGGGCCTTCTGCCATTTCTTCTTATCGCCATAGCCCATCACGTATATGACTTTATCACCACTGGAAGTATGGAACAGGATATGGGGGATCTTATCGTCTTTGGTTCCGTTACCGTTGTACTCAACGAGGACACCAAAATCATCCATGATGCCAAGATCTTTGTTAATGATATTCTTCTCAGCGGTACCGGTATCCTTGGCTGCTATGATGTGCAGCTTCTTGGGAGACTCTGCCACTTTCAGCATGAACTTAAACAGCCCTACTGTGGTTTTTCCGGCCGCTGTTGTCCCTTCCAGGAACTCTACCGGTGCATCACATCTGAGAAATGCTTTGTATTTATCTGATAGCAACAAACGTTCTGCACTCACTATCCACCACCACGCATCTGCCGGATCAGGTCATCCAGCTTAGTCTGCTCTGACTCCAGGCCAGAGACTTCCAGTTTGTCTGCAAATAATGAATATCGTCTTCCCAAAAGTTCAGCTGCCTTCAGGCGCTCCTTTTCAGACGGGTTCTTCTCCATCACCTTTGCCTTTGACATACCATCTCCGATGCCTTCAACCACAATCTCATGAGCTGTGCTTTCTCCCCTAAGAACAGCAGTGAGATATTCCATTACTTCCTGCGCATCTGCAGTTTTTTCATTGTGAATTCTTTCCAGCTGATCAGATATATATATTTTGACATTAACATTTCTTAACAATCTGGCAGCTGCAGCAGCGGCTACCTTATCATTCTTTACCCTTGGATAAGCAACCTTGTAAGCCCGCGTGGCATTCAGGTCAATAAGATATTCATCTGCAAAAATTTTCTGTTTTTCTGTCATTTGGACTCACCTCGCTTTCGTTGTTTTGGGTATAAGAAAGGAGCCACGCTGGGGTGGCTCCTCTCAGTAAATAATTAGCAAATATTAAAACATACGTTTTATTTTAAATTCATTTTTTCTCTCATACGTTTGATTATTTTCGATATAAAATAAAATCTTATCAATAGTATCTAATACTGCTTGTAATAATTGAATAATTATACTCATCGCATCAACCTTCTTTCCACCTATATACAAACATTATACTCATATACCAATATTACATACCGGAAATAATGCAATTAGAAATAAGATTACATAACACATTAAATAAAAGCGTAAAAGAAATATTCCCTATAATCTTGAATTTCGTTTTTTTCAACTTTTTTTCAATTTTTTGGCATAATAGATGATCACCATTTGTAATATTAAAAGTATGATTATTGGATGTGGAACGCAAATTAGCAAATAATATACTTGCTACAATATTAAAAACTTTATATACAATTGAACAAAAAACGCCACTGTATACCAAAATGTATACTAACTTTCCTGTAGTTTCGATAGAAATTTCACTTAAATAACTAACATTAAGTCCTTGTATCCATTGAGTGATAAATTGAACTGAACAATAAATGGCCACCAATACAGCACTGTAATTTATGATATAAGCAATTACTCTACTATATTTTTTTAAAGTTTTGTATAACTTGCTATTATCTAAACTCGGTGCCATTAAGCGTTCTTGCCAAACTTCAACAATTCGTAGCAATTCATCTCCCAACATTGGATTAATAAAATCCACACGAGCAATAACAGGACAAACTTCTTGATCTATTTTATCAACTTCTTCTAGTTTTCCAGATATAAGTAAATTCAACATTTCCTCTGGTCTTAATTCATCCGCTAACCGGACAGTTAATGTATGCTTTTGAGGAAGTTTATATCCTGGTAATTGAGCATTATATTCCCACACAATCAAAATACTATTAATTTCTTTTTCTAATGATAAATCGTATGATTCAAATGTTGTCCAACTATCAAATTCAAGACATTCTCTGTCTTTAAAATTAACATTTACATTTATTCTAAATCCAGCATCCGCATAATGAGTTTTAAATTTCTCTGTTATTTTATAATTCAAATTTTTTAAATCTTGCATAGAAATAACAACATCTCTACCAAATAACTTTGATCGCGAATCTGGCTTTGCATTCATCGCATAATAAAGAGATTGGTAAGTTTTTATTAATTGCTCATCAGATGTGATTTGCATCAATTGTGTATCTTTATTACCCATCGGTATTCCTCACTCCCCTTATGATATGTCCACTATATCATACAAAACTAAAAAAGAAAAGCCCCTGCATCTAACAGAGGCTTCCAAGAAAAAAGGGGAAGTACAAAATAGCAACTAAAATCATTGGAACGGAAGGAATTGAACCCTCGACACACTGGATATAAGCCAGCTGCTCTACCACTGAGCTACGTTCCAAGGGGGAGGCAACAAGCTTTCGCCTGCTACCTAGTGGGGTTTGACGCAAGCCGTCGGCCGTATGCCTTTGGCTTCATGGTACACTATAGCACTTTGTTTCGTAACATGTGTAACAACCGTAACAAACTTTATTTTTCTTCCATAAATCTCAAGTACTCCATCTTTACTCCTGCCTCAGTAGCTTTTCTCCCCATTCTCTCTGCGACTTCTTTCCAGGTAAGCTCCTCAAAGATCTTATACCTGATAATGCGCTGCATTCTCTGCGGTATCGTGTTAAGCCATGCTTCCACATCATGCTTGATCCGTTCTGCATTCCGTAACCGCTCTTTCAGGATCTTTTCCAGCCGATCCAGCTCATCCAGATCCTTTACTACAGGATATGCCAGACCTTCGATATGAAACGTCTGTGGTGTGTAAGGGAACTCATGGGAAGACCCTTTCACTGCATCCTGCTCAATCCTCTTCCTGGCTTTCTTAAGCTTCAGGATCTCCCTTTTGGTATCTTCCACCTGGGCGCATGCATCTATGTACTGCACCAGAATCTGCTTGTCCAACGGCATCACCTCCCATTCTGCTTATCGTCCTTTACCTCATACCTTACCCCGTACTTTTCGTAGGTTTCCTTGCAGTATTTCCTGATATCTGCATTCTCATCATCGCAGATCCTGTTTACTTCCTTCACAACAGCCTCAGAGAACTGGAGGAGTTTGGAACGATGATCATTCTCATCCCGCACTTCCTTCCAGTGGAATTTCTCACACAGGATCCGTGCTGGCACCGATAGCAGAAGACCAAGGACTTTCTTCATACGCTCTTCTTCTGTTTCCCCTGATACGGCTTCCGTACGTTTCTTCCACTCTTCGTCAATGACTTTGTCCAGGTATTGCTTCTGCTCTTTTACCGCCTGACGTTTGATCTCTTCAATCTGGGCTGCTGTATACTGATATACCACCTGCTTACATCCTGCCAGCTTTTCCAGGCGTCTTCTCTCTGCCCTAGTCATTTATCTTACCTCGCAGCTCTGGATCCGTGCAGAGGCTTGTCCCCGCATAAGCTGGCATCCTGGCTGACCAGGTTGTAGGCTTCGGCCCGTTAATGATCGCATGGTCTGATGCAGCTATGGCACTTTTCCTTTGCAGCTGGTTTGCCTTTCTCTGGGCATCTGACTTTACTAATCCCATTCTTTATATCCTCTCCCTTCTTACGCATGGCAGCTATCACATACTCCACGTTGGGATTTACTCGTTTCCACATTACGCGGCTTTACCGGTATGCTTCCGGTCTTTTCTTTCCAGGTACAGCTTTACCAGTGTGTAGATCTGGCGAAGGAATAGGCTGTCTTCTATGTGGCTTATGTTCTGGATGATGTACTGCTTTACATGTTTGTTATTCATAGGCTACCTCCTCTAAATTTCAGTTTTGCTTACCATTCATGCTGCTCTGCCTTAATTTCAAACTTCAATTCGTCTTCTTTAATATCAAGAGCTT